CGAACTCGCACAAGTTAAAGCATCCACATCGCTGAGTTTGGCCGCAGGTTCAAGCTCTCATGCTGTCAGCATCCAACCTTTAACGATTCAAGCGAAACTTGCGCAAGTTAAGGCAGCAACATCGCTTAGTGTGGGTACATCTACGGGCCCGCAGTCCATATCAATCACACCAATTGAAACCATAGCGAGAATCACATGACACTAGCGGTAACCATTACGCATCGCGGTTTAGCTGAATGTATCAGCGCGAAAAATACAGGTATAAAAGCCAAAATTGCCAAAATATCGGTGGGGGATAAATCCTATAAACCAAGTCCTTCTCAAGTGGCGCTACGCAATGAGCGACAAATTGAAGACATTGTTCAATGCGTCAATGTCAGCAGTACCTCGCTGCAAATGGCGGCCAAGTTTTCAGGGGACGAAGAGTTTCCAATCGGTGAAATCGCCTTATGGTTAGAATCGGGAACGTTACTTGGCATTGTTTCCGAACCCAACAGAACGTTGACCTATAAGGCAAAAGGGTCGCACGTAATCGTGCCGTTTACGATGAACTTTGAAGCTTTACCAAGCGATTCATTAACGGTTGTCGTTGGGACCGAAAATTTAAACATCATGATTGAGCCTGAAATGATGAGTGATGCGCTTGCATTCGTTCGAAGCCAAACGGTTCAAATTAAACAAGCGCATAACCAGATAAAGGTGAACGACCAGCTCTTAGCGGCTGATTCCCTTATCGAAAATCTCAATGGGTTATTGATCGAGTCAACATCTCAGCTAGAAAAAGCGTTGTCTCTTGTTAAACAGCAGACACAAGAAACGTTCGGTGCTGTTGCGATGAGCAACACACAAGCGCACCTTCATACTCAGTCCGTGTTAGTGCGACAAGCAAACAACACCATGAAATCTAACGAAGCAATCCGAAAATTGGAGAGTCATTAATGCCAAACATAACCGAAGAATTACAGGAATTAAAAAAAGCCTCACAAGCTCAGACGAGTGCGTCACAACAGTTGGCTGACGAGGTATCACAAAAAATGGGAGCCATTGATAAAAAAACAAACGATGCCGTCACTAATGTGTGGAAAGAGCACCAGAAATTTAAAGACAGTGTCCAAAATATCATCCCTACACCCTTAAACCTTTATAAGAATTCATTGATGCGAGCTGTGGAGTCTGATGGCCGCCCGGTAGGTTATGCATCTAGGGGCTGTACTATTGAAGCGGTTCACCCATTCACGAAAGGTTTTGAAGGCCCTTATTGTAAAACTAAGCCCCAAAATGCAGTTGACGATGTAGATTCTGCAACACGCGAAACTCCTTATTGGTACGGTGTTTATAACAAAGGCACTCGAATCAGGCGTGGTGGCCTTGGGGACGGCTGGTCGGGTATCAGAGACGGAAATATTTTAAAAATCACTTCTAAACCAGAAACGGGGACTAAGAGTGTTTATATTGGAGTCGACACGCTTGGTAAACTGGCCACTGTGCGAATCCGAGCTTGGGTAAAAGTTGTATCTGGTACTCTTTATATGGGAAGCACCTCGGGGTATTACGATGTTAAGTCTGGTTCACAATATGGTTTAAGAAACCCAATAACTAAAGCTGATACAGAGGTTGCTGAAGATGGTTGGTTGTTCATAGATAGAACAATAAATATTTCTGAAATAACAAATTTGAATGGAAATGCTTTTTGTTTTGGCTTGCACAATGGGGAAGAATCCGAAATCTATATTGCATTACCTCATTTATCTGTACCTATGCGCAATGAAAATATGCTTACTTCTGCTGCTGAAACAAGAGCTGAGCCTGTGTTTACTCCTTGTGATGTGACCGAATGATACAACCTAAAAGGTAAATTTAATTATGAAAATATTAGACAAAAATGATGGCTCTTTGATTGCTATGTGTGATGCAGATTCACTCGACTCGGTGCTCACTAGTTTAGACTTGACGATAGATGACTGTGAAGTCGTGGAAAGTCAATCTGAGGTTGATAGAAAAAATATTGAGTTCCTAAATACAACCGATTGGCAGGTGACTCGACATCGTGATCAAGTTGACTCTGGGAATACCACATCAATGAGTGATGAAGAATATCAAGAACTGCTTTCGCAACGACAAATTGCACGTGGCAAGGTTGTGGATCAGCAAGCCCTTAATATGTATCGCAGTGTAATGAAGTAATTAGGTTTCAAAGCTGATAGTACGCCGCTATTGATAAGCGGTTTTTTTATACCTAAACCTCACCTTGAGCCCTACTTTTTCGTAGGGCTCTTTATTTTAAGCGAAAGAACTGAGCGATAAATTGAGCTTCTACAGCCTGTATAGCCAGAGCGAGCGCAATATTGGTCCATGCTGGCTTACTGCGTCTCGCCGTTGTTTCGTTTGACTGCGTGAGAAAAGGAAGGGGGAAGCATCAACCTCGGTATTTAACCGGTATCGATTGGATCGTCATTGTGCCAGTTAGGGCATCAAACCTCTGGGTTTTGGCGCTTCTTTGGGCCCTTATTCCATATCAATTACCCCAATTGAAATAATAGCGAGAACAATATGACATTAGCGGTAACCATTACGCATCATGGCTTAGCTGAGTGTATCAGCGCAAAGAATGCAGGCATCAAAGCCAAAATTGCCAAAATATCGGTGGGCGACCAGTCTTATACGCCCAGCCCTTCGCAGCAGGCGTTACGTAATGAGCGACAAATTGAAGATATTATTCAATGTGTCAACGTTAGCGATACCTCACTACAAATGGCGGCCAAGTTTTCAGGAGATAAAGAGTTCCCGATTGGCGAAATCGCTTTATGGTTAGAGTCGGGAACACTGCTTGGCGTTATTTCTGAACCAAATAGAACGCTAACCTATAAATCAAAAGGGGCGCACGTTATTGTGCCTTTTACGATGAATTTTGAAGCCTTACCAAGCGATTCATTAACGGTTGTCGTCGGAACCGAAAACTTAAACATCATGATTGATGAAGAGTTTGAAACGTTAAGTGCAGGCGTGATTGAAACGCACTGTTTGCTGGTTGATCATACTTTTCAGTTACAAGAGTTAGATCAAAATGTTGAAGGTTTAGCTACGCATCAAGCCGCGTTTGAAGCCAATACGCAAGCCAATTTCCAACGTCAAAATCAGGCCGTTAAGCAGGTCGAAATAGGTTTGGGGGACACCAGTAATACACAAAATGAGGTCGTTACTGAGTTGGCAACAAATCTTGTTGAAAATGCTCACCTCAATATTGAACAGGAATTACGTTTACATGATTTAGATCATCAAATCGAATTACTCGAAGATAAACAGTCGAACGATTCAAACCCATTGCCGGATCTCAATAGATTTGCACTTACCAAGTATTTTAAATCAGGTTTTAGTTCAACGGACAATGCCTCTGACGCTCATTACGAACGTTCAAGGATTGGTAAAGACAGCCCCATTTCAGTTGGAAAAACAACTTTTAAAATCGCGGGATGCGGTTCGATGGCGTTCATTTCTGGTTGTATTTATATTCACGGTTTTTCAATAAGCGGTAACCATGATCATGGGTTTGAGGTTGTGGTGTCAAAAGCTGCGCTTGCAAAAGCGCTGCGAGGTGCGGGTATCACTCACTTCAGTGAGGCCTATTCGACTGGTGTTGTGGAGTGGTACGTCGGAAAAGACTGCGACGGTGAAGATTTATCCCCTCAAGTTGTCCCTGTTGTTGCAAAAAATAACGAGACAATATCAATAAAGACGCATCAGCTCGACGCTCGTAGTCACGCCAATATTTATAAGGAAGTACATTCAGCCAAAATTTGGTTTACGGTTCCGGTTCTCAACCCTGTTTATGCTTAATTGTCAGGGGAATGGCCAGCGTTTCTTGGGTGTGTTTTCCAAGTGGGTAACCCACCTGAGATATTTTAAATCGTTCTACATTTAAATAAGGATTAAATATGAAAGCAAATGAAAGTGCCGAAATTGTTAAAGCGGTGGGGGCGTTAACAAAAACGGTGAGTGGGAAAGTCAAACAGATTGATGACAAAGTCAGTACAGTTGCGAGTGATATCTATGACAGAATGAATGTTGATAAAAACGTGACCTTTTTTATTGATGTTGAAAAAGGTTCCGATGGAGGTACAGGCACAGAAAAATCGCCATTCAAGACTGTAGCTCAGGCACTCCGAGCAGCTCAGGGAGTCGCAGTTTTAACTATTCGCTTGCAGTATTCACAACGTCACAAGTTGGGTTGGAGTGCATCTAGTAATATCTCAACTATTGAATTTCTTCCTTGGAAAGAGAACAGTGATACAACCAGACCTTATCACTTTGATGAACATACCCCGATATTAGAAATCGATTCAGCACTCCGTACTCACGGTAGCCTTATCTTCGGGAATTATAGGAAATCACTGATTATTGAAGCAACAAGTTCAGACCCTAACGATGTGTTTCAGCTTTGGGGGGGAGGTTCTGTTATTGTTGCACGAAGTCGTATTGTTTTGGGTATGGATGCTAATACTTCTTTGTTTGGCGGCACACATTTGTATTTAAGCCCGAATAAATTGTCTTTACGAGAGGTCGATATTGTTAGGCAAGGTGGTTATTTAGGCAGACCATGCCATTTTATCGTGCAAGGTTCTAGTGGCTTTGAATTTGTCGAGGATGTAATCAAAGGTGCGACCCCAAAAAACACTATGACTAACGTTAAATTTAAGGAGAGTTAAATGATTATTTCGTTTAATTACAACGGAGAAAGTTACGTAAATTTTGATACCAACTCATCATTATTTCAGTCTCTAGATATCCCAAGTGATGTAAAAGAAAAAGCAATACTTGATGCTAAGTGGTCAGACATTCGAGAACAGCGTGAACCTTTGATTCTCGCCACGGATTGGACGCAAATGCCTGATGCCCCACTCGAAACTGAAAAGAAAGCAGAGTTTACTGCTTATCGACAAGCACTGCGTGATATTCCGCAGTGTTACGATAAACCCGACGATGTAGTATGGCCACTTAAACCAACCATCTAACAACCGCCTTGAATCAGGCGGTTTTTTTGTATCTAAATTTCACCTAGAGCCCTGCCTTTGAGCGGGGCTTTTTATTTGGAGATTAACCAATGGCAAAAACGAAAGCGTCTGCGTTAGACGCACCAACCCAAACGCAGGCAACGAATGACCCGCGCGACTATGTGATGCTCAGAGAAAAGCGCATCCTTTATTACTGGCGTGAAGAGGGTCAAACGGTCACCTTGAAACCATCTCAAGCAGAGTATCATCTCAGAAATAAAAATCTCGTATTAAAAGAAGAGAGACAATAATGGCATTAACAACAACACAAAACCATAACGGCATCTCACTTGAAGTGGGTGAGCCGTTAGGCCCAATGGGCGGAGTGGATAACCAACTGGGCGGCATGATTGGATTGGCACCCAACAAACATCCAGACGTTCCTTATGGCGAACCTATCAAGCTTTATACGACCGCTGACCTAGCCAAAATTGACACAACAGAGAACCCAGCCGGTGTGCTTTATTGTAGTGCGAAGTACTTTCTAGAAGTCGCTCAGGTGCCTTGTTACGTCATCATTGAAAAACCAGGTGCAGATGCCGATGAAACGCTACAAAACATCGTTGGTGGCGTGTCGCCTTCTGGTCGATTAACAGGTATTGCAGCGTTTGCTGGATGCAAAGAAGCGCCTACCAATGTGGCCGCACCAGGCTTCCATGGCCTTGAAATCGCTAACGCATTAGCGGCACTTGCTAACCAAACCTACTGTGAGGGTTGGACTGACGCACCGGATTTTATCACCAAGGATGCTAAGGAATATGCTGGGAAATTAGGTGAGAGCCATAAACGCGTATGGTGTTGTGATGTGAGTGGTGAGCGTTGGAGACATACGATTCCACCATCTGTTGTTGGCATGGCAGCGCGCTGCAGTGTGAAACCTTCTCAAACACCCAATGGTGCACCAGTACCACTGGACGATATCGCCCGTTTGGTTGGGTACCGTGTTAACGATAAAAACAGTGAGGCGGTAGACCTTAATAAAAAAGGCATCGCGCTTACGGTTCGAGATCCGAATGGCGGCTTAATGTTCTTAGGCACCCGTACGGCAGATGGTAGTTTTGGCAATATTATTGGTATTGAAAACCAATTGTGTCGAGAGCTTATCAAGTCACATCGTGACACGATGAAATCTAACTTGGACTTTGATTTCTTTAATCAGCGTGTTGCGCAGTTGAATAATTGGCTCGCCAGTCTGCAAGCCGATGGTGAGATCATTGGTGCAAAATGTTACCTCCACACCACTCGCAATAACTTGCAGCGTTATAAAAATGGTGAGTGGGTACTTGTGGTTGATTGGGGCGCTTACCGTCCTAACGAGCACTCCATCATTGAACTCAACCAAAGCGATGAAATTTTACAGGTTTACATCGACAGCGCAGTTAAATCATTCAGTTAATAGGTGAAATATGTCTAATCGAGTTACTCTCGCCAGAAAACTAGTACTACCAGGCGACATTAAAATTACTAACAACATTGAAGACTTTACACCACCCAAATACAGCAAAGTATATGCTGATGTGCCTGGGGCATTCATGGGCAAAAAAGTGTGTGTGGGTTACGAAGCTGCTGAGTGGTCGGTGACCATTAAGGGTGAAATGGCTTCGGTGGTCAAGTCGGCCCTGAAAAATGGTGATAAGACGGTCATTATTTTCAATGAAAATGGCACGAATCAAGATCAGGTGTTTTCAGCTGAGCACCAGATGACGGGTGAAGTCAGCGTGGAGTATTCATCACACAAGATGCGCGAACAACAAACCCTTACCTTAACGGGACAGATTTCGAGGCATACATGGAAAGAAAACGGTGTGACCCTCACCGAAGTGGATATTGATAACGGTCAATACACGATCGGTGGCAAGAAATTCAATAACTAACGCATTGTGTTTATTTAAGGTCGCCAATTGGCGACCTTTTTATTTATTGTGGAGGCAGTATGACTCAAACCGAATACCTAGAGCGTTCATTCACGCTTTTAAAATCCATTGAAACACTCAGTAAAGTCACAGTAAAGCCAATGAGCCGTGAATCAAGCATGGCGATTGAGCCGAAAGGTGACACATTCACCCAAGAAGAGAAAGAAGCTTTGGTGATGGCCTCAACAGGGCTTTGCCAAGATGAACTGGATGCGCTATCAAGCCCTGATTGGCTGACGCTTTATGAGTCGTCTTATGACTTCTACCACCAAACCAGCTACCAGTTGGCTCAATTAGAGCAGGATGAAACAGCGAAAGAAGTGGTGCTGCATTTTAGTGGTGAGCGCAAAGTAACCTTCGAGCTACCTACCCTTAAACTTTCCAAAATGGCCAATAAAATCAATGATGACATCAAACGGGCCTGTTTTATTATCGCGAACCTTACAGATCTTGAAGAAGATGAAATTATGGCTTTGCCATTACCAGATTACCGAAGCCTTGTGAGCGCTGTTACGCATTTTTTAATCAGACCAGCGGCTTACTTTCAGTAGAGAGCGTTGAAGTCATTCTAGACGTGATTCCACTGGCGGGTTACTCCGCTGGTGATGCACAAGAGTGGACAACGGAAATTGCATTGCGACGTTACGAGCTAGCTTTAGCTCACTTAGGGGTAAAGCGTGGATAAAAAAATAGAATTAGGCATCACCACAGGTGCTACGCAAGCGGTCGCTGGAATTGAGACAGCAGATAAGGCGCAGCAAGGTTTTATTGGCGCCATAAAAAAGGCACAAAAGGAACTGAAATCAGCACAGGATATTGCAGGTGATGTTAGGCAGTTCGAGTCTTTAGAGTCGGCGCTTCGCATGACTCAAAAGCAAGCATCACATAACAGCGCAGTACTGACAGCGTTGTCTGCCAAACAAACACTCCATCTAAAGCTTACGGACGCAGAGACCGTTTCGCTAAAAAATAACCAGAAAGCTTTAGAAGTGCTGAATAGGAAAAAAGCCCAAGGTATTAATTTAACTGATAAAGAGCAACAAAAATTAGTTCGTTCTGAGTCGGTCGTCTACAAGCTGACTAAGAAAAAAAACGCCCGATATAAGCACACCAAAAAGGAACAAGCTGAATTAGAGAGGCTACGTCAAAAAGCATCGAGCTTAAAAGCCCAAGAGAAAAACCAGTCACGCCATATGTCTAAGCTGGAAAGTAAGTTGGAAGCAGTCGGTATTAACCCGACGGATTTACCCAAAGCTAAAGATATCGCAGACCGTAGAGTCGAAAAATCAGCGCAATTACTCGACCGTGAAAATCGCTTGCTAAGCCGCTCCAATGAACTTCAACAACGTAAAAAAGATGTACTGCAATCAATGCCAAGCAGTAACGCCACTGCTGGGGCCATTTTATCGACCGGCGCAGTCATGATGAAAAAATCGGCCGACAATGAGGCGTCATTTTTAACCATTGCTCGAAATTTTGATTTTGGAAATCAAGGCGTTCAAGGACAAGAAGCACAAGCGCTACGTCGTGATCTAAATAGTCTTACGGTCGAATTAGCAGGGGTGGATAGCTCACAGATAATGGCAATTGCTGGTACTGGCGCGAACTCGGGGATTGGCAAGGAAGATCTTGTTGCTTATACCCGTGACACTGTTATGGCCTCATCTGCTTGGGGCATAAAAGATAAAGTGCAGGCTGCCCAACAAGGAATGAAATTACGCAATGCACTTGGGTATAGGCATGATGAATCCGGTCAAAAAAAATTCATGCATATGGCTAATATGATCAATGAGGTTGACAGCAAAAATAGCGGCGTTAATGCAAGCGATCTCGTGCATGTTATGGCTAGCCAAGGCGAGTTCATGATGAACGCAGGCTTCAGTGAGTCACAAGCATTGGGACTGTCGGGAGCCCTTTTAGCAAATGGCGCTAGTAAAAAAGAGGCGACAATAGCAGTCAAGGACATTACCGCAGCTTTAAGCGCTGGACTCCTAGCGACGGATGGCCAAAAAAACACCTTTAAAAAGCTTGGTACTGATGCAGAGTCTGTTTCACTTGGTATGACAAAAGACGCAACAGCTACTTTGCTGGGTGTACTCGATGGTATCAAAGGGTTAGACACACAGGAGCAAGCTGCTGCGATCAAGTCCATATTTGGTGACAAGGCGAGTCCACTGATAACAAAGATGCTCAAGGATACAGAGCAACTCACTCAAATTCAGGAGAATGCGGCTTCTGCAAGCTCAAATTCGGTGAAGAAAGAGTACCAAGAAAATGCCAGTACAAGGCTTGCTGATATAGAGCGCTCTAACGATGCATTCAGTCAATTAGCCATTGTTTTGGGTGATAAGGCGTGGCCTGCACTTAGAGGTTTTTACAATGGTGTCACGGACCTAACGATAGCAACAACTGATTGGATTGCTGAATCCGGAATGGCGAGCAGTGCTGTACTTGGGCTAGGTGCTTCAGTCGTGGCCGGTATTGCTGCTTATAAGGTTTATCAAGGTATCAAATTCGCGACAAACATTACGAGTATCGCTAAAGAGGCATTGGCCTTAAAGAGCCAACAGTCTGCTACAGACAAAGCGACGGCTGCGGCCAATCGTCACACTGCCGCAATGGAACGTCAAGCAAGAGCGACAGGCGGCGCTCGCGTGAGCGAATCTGGCAGGGCAAGAGAAAAAGCAAGGCCATCATCACGACGCCGACGTGCTGGAAAACGCAGTTTAGGTATGAGGCTGTTCAGCGGTGTAACTCAGGATTCACCTTCGAGCGTTCCCGGTGGGCATGCGCCGGATTCAAGAAGTGCCAAGGCAAAAGGGTGGGGCATGCCTATTCATAAACTGGCTAAAGTGACTTCCTTTGTGCGACCTCTCAGCATGGCCTTTGATGCCGTTAGCTTTACTAACCACCTAATGAGTGGAGATAAAGCCGCGGCGGCAAAACGTGGCGGTGGGTTGCTTGGTGGTTTAGGTGGTGCAGCAGCAGGTGCTGCGCTTGGCTCAATGGTCCTTCCTGGTATCGGAACTGTGATTGGCGCAGGTATTGGAGGAATGCTTGGCGACGTTACTGGTGAAGATATTGGTTCAACCATCTTTAGTTGGTTTAAAGGTGATGGGAGCACACCAAGCGAGAAACCGGCGTCTGAGGGGGCAAAAGCAGTGGCCAGCCCCGAGTTTGCTCAAGCGAAAAGTCCAGAACTTGCCACGGAGCATTGGATAAACCAGAGCCCCTTACCCAATAAAATGGAAGAGATTAGAAGTAATCAAATTCATAAAGCAGAGCAAACTCAGAGGCCGAGTGTGACCTTTTCTCCTGTTGTGCAGATCTCTGGAGCGCAAGCCCCAGAACAAACCGCAATGTTAACGATGGAGGCGATACAGCAGGCGCTCACTCAGTTTGCTCAAGAGCATGGTTTGGACTCTGAAAACCTCACACAAGATTTTGAACATTCATTGGTGAATTAATGGAGCATTTAGCATTTAACGAGCATTTGGCATTAGACGAGCATGTTTTTAGTGTCAAACAAAGTAATCCGCTGGAAGGCCATTCCTATGAGACTTCTAGTGGTTGGTCAGATTTTGATGCGATTGATTGCCCGAGGCAAGACCCTACTGCCAACCCGCTCGATAACTGGACGCTTAATCTCGTAGCGTTCAAAGGGAGTGGCGAGGCCGAAGCTGAAGCGTTACGTGCGATGGCCAAAGCACATAAGGTCGTTCAGGCGACGGATAGTAAAGGTAAAAATTGGGGGACATTTACCATTCGTAATGTAAAGACCAGCTATACAAAAATCATTGATTCAGGACAAGCGCAAATCGTCAAAATAACACTCACGCTAAAGGAATATCGACAGAGAAATGAAAGTACAAGTAAAGCCAAATGAAACGGTTAACCGGTTACTTTTTCGTGTATTTGGTGTGGACTCAGACGAGCTTGAGGAGGCGTTTTATCGACTTAATCCAAACCAAACTACACCTTTTTTAGAACCCGGCCAAGTGGTTGAATTACCGACTATTGAGGATAAAGCTAATGAGGTCGCAACAAGAGAAATACCGGTATGGACGTAATAAGCATCAAGGGGGAGGGGGCTACAGAGCTTAAGCCATTTCTCATCAGCTGGTCATTAACAGACAGTGATGATGGTACAAAAGCGGATAGGCTTACTCTTAACTTCAGTGGTAGCCAGTTACAAGAGTACATTCCTAAAAGCGGTTGTGAGTGGAGCGTAACGATTGATGGTGAGCATCGGGGAGCTTTTCAAGTTTCTTCGGTCACTGAACACTTGCATCCAGTAAAGCTAGTTGTGCAACTTACTCCTGCTAAATTTAGTGTAGAAGATAGGAGTGGTTTTAAGGAACCTAGGCGACGCTCCTTTCCACCGGCTACAGTCTCGGATGTGGTGAAAGCCGTAATGGAACCGCATGGCTACGATGTGCGCGTTAGCCCAGAACTCGCATGCCTGTTAACCGGACACTTGAATCAAAATGAGGAGACTGACTCTGCTTTTATTACTCGATTAGCAACGATGTACGACGCTATCGCCAAGCCCATCGATCGTATGTATGTGTTTGGCAAGCGAGGGAGTCTAAAAACGTTAGCAGGTAACGTCCAGAGTTCCATCATTATTTCGGCTCAGGATGTTCAAAAAGGTTCAGCCAAGATTGCACACCCCAGTAATATCCGCTTCAAAGGCATTAAAGCTGAATGGCAAACCACTGAGACGGGAGAAAGTGGCACAGCGAAGATCGGCCACAAACCTTATTACCTAATTCAAGATAGTGTGTTTAAAAGTGCAGATGAAGCGACGCAACGTGCCGAAGCTAAACTTTCAGAGTTTAACCGGCGCGTGCAAAGATTCAGCGCCACTTTAAGAGGGAAGCCAGGCTTATTTGCTGAATCGGCTATGAAGTTAGAGGGGTTTTGCTCTCTCCACTCCAAGGGTAACTGGTCGATTAAAAGCGTTACTCTGTCGGGTACCCGCAGTACCTATACCATCCAAGTAGAAGCCACTCGCCCGGCTTAATTATTGAGAGAGGACCTATGAAATACCCACAAGCCTATTTGATCGCTTTCGAAAGGGTGATTGGTCACGAAGGTAAGTACCAAAACCTATACGATGACCGTGGTAACTGGACGACCGGAACCGTCGGCCAGGGAGAATGTAAAGGTACGAAGTTTGGTATCTCCGCCATGAGCTACCCGCATCTAAATATAGAACAGCTCAGCATCGAGCAAGCTAAAGAGGTCTACTATCATGATTTTTGGCTCAAACTTGGTGGGGACAATCTGCATAAAGCGCTGATGTATCAACTTTTTGATGCATCAATTCATCATGGTTGTTGGCGTGCAATGCGCTTTTTGCAGCGCGCCGTCGGCACTAAGGACGATGGCTATTATGGTAAAAAAACTGAAGCTGCAGTTAAAGCCGCAGATCATAATGATGTGCTCTTAAAGTTTTTAGCCGACCGTTTAGATTACATGAACGATACAAAGGCGTGGCGCAGGTTCTCACGAGGTTGGTCACAACGAATCGCAGAAAACCTTCGTTTAGCTGCAACCGATAACTAATGGATTTTCAGCAGTCTTTAATAATATAGAGGCAAATACCACAATCATCTAAGAATGGATAAATACATGAAAAAGATAATTTTTTTACTGCTTGTAATGATACCAAATTGTGTGGCGGCAGAGGTCAGCACTCTGACTCCTGAAGAAGCTGATCTGATCTTTGGCGTACTAAGATGGTCAGCCGGTGAATATTACGGTGCTGTGGTGCTTGTCTTGTTCGCTCTCGGATTTATTTGGGCACAGGTGAGACAGTTCATTAAACCTCAAACATTAGCAAAAGCCCCCGAGTGGCTCATTACTGTATTAGAGGGAATTGCAGCTAACCGTGGGCATGCCAAGAATCAGCTAAGTAACAATCCTATTCATTTCAAGCGGACGCAATAAATGCAATATCTCCAAGCTTTTCTGGGGCTACTGAAAGCCTTTTCATTTATCACAAGCTGTTATCAAAAATGGCGAGAGACCCGACAACAAGAGTACAAACAAGCACAGGTTAAACAGATCAATGAAAAACCACACGAGACTTTTGCTAATGAGTTCGGCCATCCTTCTGGCTGCGTGCGTGTCACCCTCCCCAAAAAGCAATTGCCTACCCACACCGATAAACCTTGAATGGTACCTTGCAAACAACGACAAGGGTGAGGGTGTTTATATTCCTATTCGAAGCTTTAAAAATTTACAAACTTATATTTTTGCGCTTAAGACGTGTGCTAGTCATTCATAAACGTTGTTGCCATTACAGTAAATCTCGAACTTCAAGTAAGTTTCACAAGCCTCCCCCTTCCGTATTACCTTGAATTTGTGCTCTATTTTGTCTCATGGAGCTAATATAGAGCACTCATTCAAGTTAACCTTCGTCCATCTCGCGACTAAAAACAGACATTAAACCATTATTGGGATAAAAGTATCTTTTAGGGTTTAATTTTTACTTCTAGTACTTTATAGTGTTTGTAAGCGATTTAGGCACTAAGGACATTTCATGACCACCATCATCGATTCATTGGAACTCGTATGCGAACGCATGCAGCAAGAACAGGCCGACCTTAAGGCTGTTATCAAAGAGCGCATGCAGATCAAAGTAACTGACACTGAAATTGAAGGCAGTGTTGACCGTTTGATCTACAACCATTCGTTGAAGAAAAAAGAACTTCAAGAACTTTTTGGTCTATCGCGTGTGACGTTTAATAGTCGAATCGACGAAGCGACAGAGCAGGGCGTGATTGGTGCACCTATTATTCAAGGCCGCACCCACCTTTATAATCGCTTTGATGTAGCGAGCATGATGGAATTTATGGACTTTCCAAAGTATAACCAGCGCTTTGAACCAACAACAGTGGTGGTCGAAAACCATAAAGGGGGGACCGGTAAATCGACAACAACTGTCACCTTAGCGACCGCAGCTGCCTTAGACCTTAACCTCAATGCGCGTTGCCTCGTTATCGACTTAGACCCGCAAGGATCAACGGGTCAAAACCTCATTCACCAAGCCGATGATGAGTCGGTGTACATGACGGCTGTCGATATTGCATTGGCCGATTTAGAACCTGAGGGTGACTTCTCGCAGTACCTTAATGATTTTAGCTACGACGAACTGGTTAAAGCGATTCCATTCAAAACGCATCTGCCAAACCTCGATGTAATTCCAGCGTTCCCATCAGACGAACGTTTTGTTGATAGCTATTGGGGACAAGACGAAGACGGTCAACAGCAGCTGGTCAGCGTGTTGCGCGAAAAAATCCTACCGATACTTAAACAAGAATACGACCTCATTTTCATTGATACCCCTCCCCAGAATTCGCCAATCCTATGGGCTGTGAATGAAGCTGCTGACGCGGTACTCATTCCAGTCACGCCGCGAGAATTCGACTTTGCGTCTACCAGTAATTACATGGCTACCATGCCGGGCACTTTCAGAGCTCTGCCATCGCAGGGCGAAAATCTAAAGTGGGCAAAGCTTCTTCCCGTAAACTTTGACGAGAAGAGCGCTCACGAGGTGAAAGTATTCGATAAGCTACTACGTGCGGCGCAAGGACATTTACTGTCTACCGCTATTCGCCACTCTGAAGCGTTTGTTGCGGCAGCAGAAAGCAACCGAACCGTGCTTGATATTCGAAAATCGGAGCAAATTTGCAGCGGTAAGCAGTTTGACCTGGCAATGACGTCTGTTAATGCCGTTTATCACCAATTCATCACTGAAATCAAGCAACTAGCAACGAAGGGGCTATAACATGTTACGACCACAAGATAAACGCACCGGTTTTAACCAAGGCAATCAACTGGGTAAACGTACAAAGTCCGAAAGCCCCAAAAAAGTCTTCACTTTCGCCAGCGGAAAAACCACAACTGCTGAGCGTGTGATTGTTAAAGCCAATGAGCTGGAAAGTAGAACATCGATTCACCCGTTGAACCCACGTTGCCAAGAATCACTTACTTTAGACTCCGTACGCGACATTTTGCCAAGCATTCAAGAAGAGGGCGTACATACTGAAGGTGTCGCCACCAAAGATGAGCAGGGCACTTATCAGCTCCTCGATAGCTCACGGCGCCGTTTCGCCTGTCTCCAAGCTAAGAAAGACTTACCATTATGGGTGATTGAAGGGGATGTTGATCAGGCCGACCTAATCTCTTTCATTAGTACAACTCAGTCTGTTAAACGCCTGTCTTACCGCGAGTTGGGAGCAGATTACTCAAGCATTATGCAAGAGCAAGGTTTTACTAAGATTGATGAGCTTGCCGCACACCTCAACATTGGTCGCGAAACGTGTCGCAAGCGCTTTGCAGCGGCGGCCATCGACCAACGCATGATCGAGGTCTTCCCTGATTGTGAAGGTATTCCGAATGGCTACTATGCCAAGCTTGCGAAAGCTGAAAAGCAATTAGTAAAAGAGAATACCGCTGTTTCGCGCTTTATCAACTCACTTAAATTTAATCTTGATGATGCAGAGAACGTCGAAGACAAACAGAAGATCGTGCTCGCAGCGATAGAAGCTAAGCTCGCGAAGAAGGAAGCTAAGATTTCTTGGAAGACCGAAGCTATTGCGAACTTTGAGAACAAAAACCAGTACGCGAAGGTTTCTCGTAGCAGCGATAAGCGTGGTTTGAAGATTGAACTGAGTCGGTTACCCGCTGAGATGTACGATGAAATCGTTCAATTTGTCGCGGAAAAAATTAATCAGAGTTGATACTTAGCGCCATAATAGGTTGGAGCGTTTTTTGGGGACAACGGGGGTTGTCCCGCGATGAACTATTTTTAGGCAAAGAGTTAGCACTTAACCTGAGGCAAACCTGTCCAAGATGTCGTGTACTGCGGTGTCAGAAGCTGACGTCGCATTTGCCACTTTTGCTCAATGCCTTGAGCGCCGAGGAATACCGTGTTCTGGCTATAACGTTGATTCAAGCCATCAAACACCGACATCAACGGCGTATTGTTTGGGGATGGGTTAAATAAATCCACTTGCTCTTGCCGTCCTTCAACTAAATCCAATAGCCCAACTCCCACTTTGTAAAAGCGCACGCCTTCTGAAAAGAGCTGCGCTGTGAGTTCAGATACCACTTGGGTGATCTGCGTGACATCTGCAGTCGGGTAGGGGAACCGGTGTACGACGCGCCGATTATAGGGCACATCATCAAAGGGTGAACTCGAGGCAAAGCACATTAGCACCTTACATAAGGATTGCTGCTTTCTCGCTTTATGCGATGCAATGCCTGCATGGTGGCACAGTGCCTGGCGTAATGAGATCTCGTCTTCTATGCGTTCGCCAAAGCTGCGCGTAGAAAAGATCTGCTTTTTATCGGCTCTTGCTTCATCCCACTGTTTACAAGCTTGGCCATTGAGCTCACGCACAGTGCGTTCCAACTCCACATTAAACACCTTGCGGGCCAATGGCGCTGGGTACTTGGCCAGTTGTAAAGCGGTGGTGATGCCAAGGTGTTTTAGGTGAGTAGTTAGCCGTTTTCCTACTCCCCAGACATCGCTTACTGAAAGCTGAGCTAGGACGCGTTCTCGCTCTGTTAAAGTATCGAGTACGCACACCCCATTAAACTCAGCGATTTTCTTTGCTGCATGGTTGGCGATCTTGGCTAGAGTTAACGTCGGTCCAATGCCAACACACACAGGTAACCGACATTCTCGCCACACCGATTTTCTGAGGGTTTGCCCATGCTCACGAAGACACGGTATCGCGAGCGCCGTTCGCTCGAAAGAGAGAAAAGATTCATCGATAGAGTAGATGTGCTGCTCAGGAGCAAATCGGCCGATGACTTCCATCATCTTGCTCGATAAGTCACCGTAAAGCTCATAGTTAGAAGAGAGCGCGATAACGCCGCGTTGCTCGCACAGTGCTTTCATTTGGAAGTAGGGCTTAAATTTTTCGACTCCGCATTCTTTGGCTTGGCGGTTTGCCGCGACCACACAACCATCATTATTGGACAGAACAACAACAGGCTTACCACGCCATTCGGGGCGAAAGACTTGCTCGGCGCTACAGTAAAACGCATTGGCATCAACCAGGGCAAACATTACCCTTGCCCCAATAAATGACTGGCCCGGTGACAGCGTATCGAACGTATGACGACGCCTTCCACTGTGAAGGTATCGCAATCTTGGACCAAAACCGGTGCGTGGCCAGGGTTAGCAGAAAGCAGCTGGCGATGCTTAATATCCAGCAACTTACACACGAATTCGCCATTCAGGTTGGCCACAATCACATCCATATTACTCAAGGCGACATGGCGATCGACAATCAGAATATCCCCATCGAAGATACCGACCCCTTGCATCGAGTCGCCGCTCGCACGCCCTAAAAAAGTCGCGCTCGGGTGCTCGACCAGTAACTCATCTAAATCAAGCGAAAGTTGGCGGTACTCTGCAGCTGGTGACTCAAAGCCAGTGATGCCAGCACGGGCTGAAATAGGAATAACGTTCATAAATAGCACTGTTTATATATACAGTGCTATTATGGGTAAAAATGCCCCGGAGCGCAAGCCTGTGATTCGGCTAAGTAACATTTTAATGACACATTCTTCACTAAGAGGTGAGTTTGTATTTGGGGAAAACAGGCATACACAAATACTATTGACCAATCTGTCAATACAACAAGGAGGGACCCCTTTCTTCCTTTGTGCTAGAAAAACAGCTCCCAATCGGGAGCCTCTGTTCGCACTAAGTGACGTTACGTTAAATAGGTATCACAATAACTAACAGTGATGGTGTTCGATTAAAATTACACGTCTAATTGTGCCCACTTGCCTTTTCTGGATATTGTTAACAAATCACCATTTAAACGTAAGTTTTTTAATGAAGAATAAATCATATCCTCGTCAACCTTAGCAACTTCAGATAGCTGCTGAAAACTTACCATTCCTCCCTCGTTATACAAAAAACTAAAGATCCTATGATTTCTGCTTTGCTTCCTGTATTTGGCAATGGTCTTCCCCCCTTTTTTTACATGAAAGACATTAGATTCACTAATGTACTCAAGGGGGTCTTGAGTAAACAACAAAAACACGACTATATGCACATAAACTACAATTAAATTAACCACTATGTACAACAAATGAACCTCTACATCAGCTAATCTTAAACAAAAAAGGTTTTACTAAAGGCTTACGATTCAAGAGGCGTTAGAGCACTCAAGGGTTCAGGGAGCCTAATTAGCCTACATACGTCCTTTATAACCTTTTCATCCATGACCAATTCCATTCTTTTTTGATCAATATTACATAGAGTTTTCAGAGCTCCTGTTTGAGCTGTCCACCCCATTTTTTTCCAGTTAGAAACTTGCTCAAATTGAGCCTGAGAGTCACTCTTTCCAGCTAACCCCTGCTCAATAACGTGAAAGGCATACTCACTGGCTAAATGATGAACTTGAGCCAAGTTATCACTGTGCGGTTCTTTTCCAGTGAACACCCAAATTAAAACTGAGACTGTAATCGCCCATGAAACAGCAGAACTCGCAAGAAATAAATTTTTCAAAACACTTAATACCAATTAAAAAACAAAAAAACAAAGTGATAACATGTTGATTTTAATGAAAAACACAACATGAGTGCAATTAGTTTAATATCACTTTTAAGCCGTGTATACCATAAGTGGATAAATTCTATTAACGTTCTCATTCATTACGATTTATTGAAGTGATTTATGAGCGACATTAATCTTGAATCAAAACTTGAAGACGTTACCTTTTGGTGCAAATCAATCCTTACCCAGCCTGAAGATAAAAATTCTATTGGTTACCTTTATGTTCATGCTCAACTGTTATTGGATGAAATACAAAACACAAACCTAATTGCAAAAAAAACCATAACCAATAAGACAGAGAGAGCTAAAACTTAATAGGTTGGGTTATGTTAAAACCAACAAGACAAATGCATGGAAGTTGGAGTAAATCAAACAACTAACGGGCGACTTCGCTATCGAAAACAGCCCTCAGAGCACCTAAAAAGCTCCTAGTTGCTTTTAGGACGCCTATCCAGTCCGATGCCATTCCATAACGCCTTGTAAGGTTTTGATGCTTTTCAGAGTTATTTAAAGGGCAAAAGGCGTCACCGTGGCACCTTTTTCTCATTCCCATTCCTCAACCTGTTCAAAGTCATCTCTTGTCACGATCTTCTCGGCAAGCACAATATTCAACGCAGCCACCATTTGCCCAACGGGCGGGTTTAATACGGCTAACTTTTCGAACAAGTGGACCAAGCGAGCATCAATAGTAAAGCGACTTTCTTGTGACATTGTCACACCTCCGTGTTGTTTGCGAGGGAGTACGGGGCGTTAGCCCCGCCCAGTTATGCTTGAACGGCTTGAGCCAGTTCACCTAATGGAACGTAAACCGCTTTGCTGGCCTCACGCCAAAAGCGCACTTTACGCACCGACCAACCACAACGAATAAAATCTTTATTCGTGAGATAGGTACCGGCACCCATTGAGTAGTTTTCTCGGTGTTCACTACTTTGCGCTTTGTCCGCTAAAAACGCCGTATCTTCATGGTTTAGGCACGCCCTGCGCAGCTCTGGGAACAACCGGCGCGTATGTTTAGACCAGGCGAGAACAATCGTTTTTTCGGTATTGAAGCGGTAATCATCACCATAAGGATCGCTATTTTCCTCATCAAATACGGTGTACGTGGCCACAATGGCACCTTGCGCCCAATCCGGTATGCAAAGTGACGCATGAAACGCTTTTTCTCGCTCTACTTGCTGTTGATGCGCTGCTTTTCTTTGTTCGGCCTTGGCCTGTTCCTCGGCTTCTTGCTGGGCTTTTGCTAAACGAGTGCGCGCTAACACCTGAGAGCGAACCAACGCCACCGAATGTCGATTTAACTGATAGGTTTTAAGCAGTGCGAGCAGCTCGCGCCCTTGGGCGTGAGTAAAATACCAATGCGACGGGTCACTTTTCTCAAGCGATAGGGCGTACTCGAGCACACGAAAACAGTGATCCGCAAACCCACACTCATTACCACCGCAGCCCAGGTCCACGCGGCAACGATGCTGATGACCACCTTCAAACGTGACCGTGATTTCTGTTTTGTCGTAACCGCCTAATTGATTATCCAAGGCGGCTTTAAGTGCGATTGCCTCAAAGATTTCAAACTCAAATTCTTCATCGGTTTGTAGCCTGGAAGATTCAGACCAGTGAATCAAAACTGACAACGGCGCCACCTTCATTGTTGTGGAGCCTGACGGATGCAACGGGGATACGTTGCTTGCTTTTGCGGGCTTAGTGCTGTGAGTTTGCAAAAAAAGGGAATGTGACATGGTGTGCTCCTCGGGTTGTTAGGGTTTCATCGTCGTTTTCGCCTAACTTCCCGATAGCCTGCATGGTTTTCACTGGCAAAAGCGCGCAGCGTTCATTTCACTTTTTCTAGTGAAGTTCTGCGGGCGGAGGATAGAAGTGGCGTAAACGAACCGTTGAAACCCAGCCCAAGGACAGAGTTGGGCACAAACACAAAGCATACTCTGACAGCACTTGGCCGCGAAAGTGAAAGCTTGTCTAGCCCTGATTGTGACCGGTACGGCCAAGACAACGGAAAGCACGTTGTTTGTGATTGAAGTGGCTTGGTTGAGCCACCGAGGAGTGAGGTACGAGCGAAGAGGTTCGCGAGATAAAGCAGGTTGCCCGTAGGGTGCTAATGATTATTGGTTAGGTAGAAAACGAAGAGAGTGGGATTGACTCAACGCTATAATATTAATTAAATAGAATAGTTCTGAAAAATAAGGCCATATAATACGGCCTTATTTTATTTTACCAAGTCAAAATTTGGGGGCAAGCTAATCTAGTAGCTTGGCTACACATAACCCAAGCCTCAATCCAAGTAACGGAGGGACTGCATTACCAACCTGTGTATATTGCGGAACTTCGAATTTGCGCATCTGTCCCCCAGTTGTAACTTTAGAACGAAATACAAAATTGTCTGGGAAAGATTGGATTCTTGCCATTTCACGTACTGTGAGTACTCGTAATTCATGTTCATCGTAATGACAAGCATCGTCTGGTATCGATAACGCAGCAGGAGCAGGGGAGTTAGCGATCAGTGCTTTTTGAGTTTGTTTCTTAGTTGGATGAGCTTTCAAGTAATTAACAAAGTCATTTTCAGTATTGAAGTACTGCAAAGAGCCATCCAACTGCAAAAAGCGATATTGACTACACAACCCCCATGCTGTCGCTGATAAGCTTTCAGACTCCCCACGAAGAATTGCAAATATAGCCTTTGTTACTGAACGATCATCGATCGCTGACAAAACTTGATATAACCTGAATCGACGCTGTACTACTTCACCATTATTGCGAAAGTCGTGGTTTGAAATTTCATTTCGTTGAGGTAACCGGTTAAATGTCTCATTCAAATTGTGAATAAAGTGAGAAGGGCTGGAAGGATAATTATGTTTCAGATCATCCAAGGCTTCTGCTACTGAAACAGGGTCATGGTTAACTAACTCTGACAGGAACGAACCGGCAATGAGATCCTTATCATGTATATCTTTTACATCCAGATAATCTAAGTAGCCAAAAGGAAGGGAATCACCTTTTTCTTGAACTAAGTTATAAAATTCAAAAGGCTGCGCAAAAACTCTAGCATTGGCTGAGCCTTCATCAAAACTGCTATCCAGTTCTTTATAATGGTCTATTCGCACTGCTACCATGATAAAGCGAGGTCTGTTTTGCGCAATACCGGCAAAACGGGCATTTATATGGATACATAATGGGACGTAACCAATACCAGCAAATGCTTTAGCGACTTCGTACCAAGCATGGTACGAAGTACCATCTTCATCCTTAAAAGCTCTTAAAATACCAGTTACATTCTCCAATAGAGCTATTTTAGGTTGAGTGTGCTTAACAAACTTAGCGAACTCCCAAGGAAGAGTATTTTTGTCACTATTTTTGTCACGCAAACCGGCCATGCTAAAGCTTTGGCATGGTGGCCCTCCTGAGACTAGATCTAAGCCTCGATCATGGCCAAAGCTTGTCTTTAGCTGTTGAGCTAATTTAGGGTTTGAGTCTAGTAGCTTGTTGAGTTCAACAATACTACCAACGACTAGCTTGCCTTTTAACTCCGACCAATTTTTTGGTAAATCTGAGTAACCACTTTGGTCGCCATACTCAGGGTATTCAAATGGATTTTCACGTAATCGCTTCTTCAAACTATCAAAGCTACTGTTGATCCAGAAGGTTTCATTTGGCCTACTTTCTAACCTAGCTAACTCTTCTAGATTTTCATTTAAAAAATTATAAGCAAAAGATTCTGCAGCCATTGGTGACAATTCATTTGCCATAGTAAGTTCATAGCCGCAGTGTTTAAGACCAAGTGAAAGACCACCACAGCCTGCAAATAATTCAATATGATTCACGAAGATTACGCTCTTTAAGAATAGAATCAGGGATTTTATTCAAACCTGAAGAAAAAGTCCAGGCCTAAATTAATTTATTTCACCCTCCCCCCTAAGCAATTTGACTCACATTAGTGATGTAATGTATTGTTTATTCAGGCTTATGAGAGAAGCCAACCATCACACCGTAAAGACCCCTTCAGGTCCTCTCTGTAGATAAATCAGCATTTATGTTGGTGTTTATTTGCAGTTGTGGACAACTCTATTAAACAACTTCCCGCTATTTATCTACCTAGACATCCGTTTAGGTGGTTCATGTGCCCCACTTATTTTGTATGTCAATTTTAGGTTGATATGGGGAACCTACACCGAACGCGCCAGCGAACCCAATGTTTCTATTTTCGGCACAGAAGTTTGGGGTTACATATGACTGCACCTACGGCAGAGCGTATTAAGCAACGCGCTAAAAAACTAAGAAAAGAGCTTGGAATTACTCACTCAGAGGCACTGAAACAAATCAGTTTGACTTATGGGTTTCAAGATTGGGCAAGTTTTCAAAAAGAACTAAAAAAAAACGAACATTCTAGTCTGCCCACTCCTTCATCAACAATTGAGTTTATTGCCGATGGTGATGTAGATATGAGTGATAAAGATTATGAAGACCTCGATAAAGAACGCTCTGAAGATCTTCCATCCGATGCAAAAGCACTTGTTTCAGAAAATAAGAAACAACTAACTAAGTTAGGTGTTGAGTTCTCCATTTTTGAGCCAACAATTACAGGACTCAAGAAATCCATACTAGATGCGACACAGCCCGTTCGAACACACTTTGAATTAGAAAATTACCACTTTTATTGGGAACAAGGCCAAGGACCGGAGCACAAGGTAAAAGCAGAAGCTGTCTTCCTGACGAATATAGAGTCGAAGAAAACAACAGTAAGCCTATACCGGCCTAAAACTAAAAAGGGAGACCCACGTATGTGGTTCCGTGGTTTGCCAAGTTTTGCAGAGCCTGGCGACCAAGTAGCCATTATTCTTCAATCAGGTATCCCACACCTTATAAACCTCAGCACTAGCAAAATTAGTGTACTTATTGATGAGAAAGCTTCACCTATTGCTAAGTTCTTTTCACAGCTCGTGCTTCAAAAGAGCTCGGTTTCTGAAGAGTTATTAACCAAGTTAAAACACTTAGCCCAGAAACCATTTAAAGCACTACGTTCAGGTGATACAGCCATCGGCTACACGCTGGAGAGTATGTTGGGGATAGAAGCGAACTCAAGTAAACAACCTGATTATAAAGGTATAGAGCTAAAGGCTGGGCGAGGAGTCAAAACACGAACAACCCTCTTTGCTCAAGTTGCAGATTGGTCGATTAGCCCCTGCAAAAAAAGTGCTGAAATTCTTAACAAATATGGGTATGAGCGCGGTGAAGACTTTAAATTGTATTGCACCCTTTCAACACAAAAAGAGAACTCCCAAGGCCTGAGTTTCATTTATGACCAAACCAAAGATGAGTTGCAAGAGTGGCACAATAAGACAGAACTTGTTGCTGTTTGGCCTGGCTCATTACTGCGTAAACGCTTGAAAGAAAAGCATGCAGAAACCTTCTGGGTTCAAGCAACAAGTGAAGTTATTGACAGCATTGAGTACTTTCATCTGATCAGTGTCACTCATACTCGCTCCCCTATCGCCACCCAATTGATGCCACTCATTCAATCGGGTGTGATAACAATGGATCACTTGATTAAGAGAAATGCCAAGGGCCGTGTCAGTGAGAAAGGCCCTTTGTTCAAAATGAACAAAAGCGATTTAGAACTTCTATTCCCAGAGCCTAAAACATACCAGCTATAGGAGTAGAAAAATATGGATGATCTTGAGCAGCTTATAGCGAAAAGAGCCCAACGCTTATCTCGCACAATGCAGTATCCTAACGATGAAGCCTTAAGATTAGCATCAATAACCTATGGGCTTGATACAACGAACAACGACAGGAAAAAACAGAGTGACCAGCGACCTATATGTTCACTTGAAAATATAAAATCACTTACCCAATTTGGTATCGAATTTGCACTTTTCGCGCCAACAAAAGTAGGATTACAAAAGTCCATACTAGACGCAACTAACTCAGTTCGAACACTCTTCGAGATAGAAGCATTTCATGATTATGAGAGCCAAGAGCAAGGGCCTGAATATAAAATTACAACTGATGCGTTTTTCTTAAGTAATGATGGCGTAATAAAAACAAGAGCTAGCTTATATCGTCCAAATACTAAAACAGGCGATCCACGTATGTGGTTTAAGGGGTTACATAAATTTGCCGCGCCAGATGACCAAATCGCAGTCATTATTTACAACCGAAGCCCTTACCTTCTCAACCTGAGTAGTAAAGATCTCGAAAGAGAAAACTCTGATATAAAAAGCTTCTTCTCTAATTTACAGACGCAGCGTAACAGCGTAGCTAATGAGTTGCTTGAAAAACTTAAAGTACTAGCGAAAACTCCTTTCGCCTCATTACGTTCTGGTGATACAGCCATTGGCTACACGTTAGAAAGCATGTTAGGGATAGAAGCGAACTCAAGTAAACAACCTGATTATAAAGGTATAGAACTAAAAGCTGGGCGAAGTGTTAAAACACGAACCACCTTATTTGCTCAAGTTGCAGACTGGGATATGAGCCCTTGTAAAAAGAGTGCTGAAATTCTTAACAAATATGGGTATGAGCGCGGTGAAGACTTTAAATTGTACTGCACCCTTTCAACACAAAAAGAGAACTCCCAAGGCCTGAGTTTCATTTATGACCAAACCAAAGATGAGTTGCAAGAGTGGCACCATAAAACAGAGCTTGTTGCTGTTTGGCCAGGCCCATTACTGCGTAAACGCTTGAAAGAAAAGCATGCTGAAACCTTCTGGGTTCAAGCAACAAGTGAGGTTATTGACAGCGTTGAGCACTTTCAGCTGATCAATGTCACTCATACTCGCTCCCCTATTGCCAGCCAATTGATGCCACTCATTCAATCGGGTGTGATAACAATGGATCATTTAATTAAGAGAAATGCCAAAGGCCGTGTCAGTGAGAAAGGTCCTCTGTTCAAAATGAACAAAAGTGACCTAACGCTGCTGTTTCCCGAACCTACCACTTACACTATCAAAGGTGGCAAATGATGAATATTCGTAACTCTACATATACTAGGTTTACCATTTCTGAGCAGGTTTACCAAGAAGCAGAAGTTCGAGCTAAAAGACAGAAAGTCTTTACAATGTCTCACCGGGGGGAAGCCGCTAATATAGTTGGCTGCTTAGGTGAAGTGATTGCAGAGGAGTGGATGAAAAAGCATGAGATAGAGTTTAAAGAGGAACTAGAAGAAACAACTCACGACTATCTCGTCAACAAAGCAATTACTGTAGATGTAAAAACCAAAGATAGAACTGTCAAACCGAAAATCGACTATGATAACTCAGCACCTCTTTACAACCATAGTCATCAAAAACCCGACTACTTTCTCTTCATTTCTTTAGAAAGACCCTCGACGAGAAAAGACAATGATATCCGAAAATATCATACGGCATACATCGTTGGAGGAATTGGCTATGAAGAGCTAGATCAATACGGGATTAAGTTTCTTGAAGGTGATATTGACTGGAGAAATAGTACAAAGTTCTGGACTAGTTGTATAAATATCGAAATGTGGCAGCTAATTCCATTAAAAGAGCTCATCAGTATATTTAAAGGAGAACTAAAATCTCCTGAATCTACAATGCCAATAAACAAAGATGTTTTAAGGATGATGAAGCAGCTTATCCAGCAAGGTAAATTACCAGATAGACCATTACCTAGAGAGATATAGATTGAAAAGCAACCTTCGCTTTTTTATATTAGGCTTACGAAGGTTGCTTCTGTTATTTATAAATAAACTACTAATGGCACATAGACCTAACTGCACATTTTGAACATTTCTCAGGGTTACAAGGGCGTTTGGGCGCTATATTGCCTTGAATTTCTGTAATATATTTGTCTAACTCTAATCGAGTTTGAGCAAGAACATTAGGATCAACATTCTCCTGTTTGACTTTAGCTGGCCCATCTGCGACTAAAGTAATCGCTTTAACGACATCGGGAGCTTTTCCTGTATTAATCTCATGACCCAAAGCATAAGATAACCCTTGAAAAATAGGACCTCTTTCATCGTAATGAACACCTCCATCTGACGATTTGTAGTCAATGATCTCCTCACGCCCGCCTCTGTACATTCGCAACATATCCAAGCGGCCTTCTAAGCGAACATTTCCTGAGTAATAAGTTACTTCACGTTCGATATATTTAATCCCAGACATGGCTCCGTATTCCTCATGGTGATTTTTGAGCCTGTTAATAAGGGACTTTTCCAGCTTTTCCTTCATCATAGGGGGGGGAGAAAATGGTAAATGGAAATGTTTAGATACCAGCCCCTCTAACTCCTCAACTGCCCATTTTTTTCCTGAAATACGCTGTTGATGATAATCATTGATAACATTATGTAAGATGTTACCGAAGCCAATTTTTTCATTGTAAACCGGCGAAAATCCATAAACCCAGTTCAACTTATGAGAGAAAGGGCAATCTCTGTGATCAAAGATCGCGCTAAATGGAATACTTGCCATATCTGATTCGATATTTGGTTTCGGATCTAAACGTTCTTTTTTGTAATAATCCTCAGAAAAACGCTGCATCACATAATTGTCCATGGACTGCCTAGCTTCTTCAAAGAAATCTGATGGTTCTTTATACATACGCTTGCCTTCATTACATGAAGACATAAAAAGAAACTTTTTAGAACGTGTTATCGCAACGAACGCTAAACGGCGCTCCTCATCTAAAGGGCTTTTGTAATTTTCCGGAGAAGAAAATGCAGCTTCATCAATAAAATGAAATAAGTTGAGCCCTCCTCGACGTTTAATCGGGAAGCGATTTCTATTCATACCTGGCATAAAGACCATTGGCCATTCAAGTCCCTTAGCTGCATGTATAGTTAGAACGCTAACAACATCTCTACTGTTTGACAGACTATTTTCTTCCACAAAGCTACTATCTGCAGAAAATTCTAGGTAGCTAGCCAGATCTCTATACACCCCAATAGCTTTAGTTCGGCCCACATGATGGCGCTCAAATTTGGCAATCATACTGCTAAACTGACCAATCGTAAGAAAAGCTTGTTCTCCGGTAGACATTATCGATTTGTCACTTAAATTCGGGATATCTTCCTCCCGCAACTTAATCGCACTTAAAAAAACATGTAGTGCATTTTGAGGAGCCCACATCGAATGGGAATTGAGGCTCATCTTACTAAGTTTGAACCCATCTAAAGCCTCAATTGCTTTATGTAATACAGTGTCCGTTAAGTTGAGACAAGTAGCTTTCCAAGCAGAAAACAGCTCTGTACGCGTAATAGTTCTTTTATCTTCACTATCAGTTTCGACCTTTACGTTCTTACAACTCAAATAATAGTAAATATAAGCTAAAGCTTTCCCTAAAGGAGAACCAGAGACAATACCATTTGAGCCTTTAAATTCATAAGGAACACCCAGCTCTTCAAAACGAGCAATTACATGTTGAGCTTGCGCTCTCGTTCGAACTAAAACAGCCATATCTGAATAACTCAGGCCTCTAGGAGCATTATCCTGTTTATCGACATACGGATAGCCCAAAAACCAATTAATACGTTCAGCGATCGAATCCGCTTCTTCTCGAGGAGAGTCAAATCTTAAGGATAAAATATCACCGTCTTCAAAATGGTTATGCGAGCTTGCTGTAATTGATTTAGTAATTCGGTCAGTGTTACGGCCAACAATTCTATAAGCGGTATCGATAATACCTTCGGTTGAGCGGAAATTATCAGGGAAAATAATGCGTTTCACATTTGGGTAGCGAGACTCGAAATCAATCAAATTTTTCACCTGGGCATTATTCCAGCCATAAATCGATTGATCATCATCACCTACAACCGTTAACTTCGCACCAGAAACAGAAACTAACTCAGAGATTACTTTCTCTAAACTAGCATTTGTGTCCTGATATTCATCCACAATCAAGTACTTCAAGTTTGAAGCTACCATATTCTGAAATGACTCATTGGTTTTCAAATTGAGCGTCACAATTTCCAATAAAGAGCTGAAATCTAAGTAGCGCTTATCTTCAAGAAGCTTACGGTAACGCTTTAATACTAACTTGCTTTCATCACTGACTTGATTTTGATCGACTTCACCTTCTCTCAATGCACCTAGCAATGGTACAAGCATGTTTAATGACGATGCATAAGAGGCTAGTTTGCCATCAGTAACCTTCTTCAAACCTAATGGTACCCCTGAAGCTCGCTGATCTTCATAAGACATATCCGTTAGCAACTCATTATAGTGGCGTTGAATGAATACAAACTGGTCAGCACCATCTAGTAAGTCATAGCTAAGATATTTCGCTAGCCCACTGCGAATTAAATTATTGCAATACTGATGAATAGTACCTACAAAAATATCATCAAAGCCTTTTAGGCTTTTATTTCTTGAAGAGTATTCAGAAGAGAGACGCTCCTTAATTTCCAAAGCAGCCTTTTCAGTAAAAGTAATAATGACCAATTCACCGGGTTGGATGTCATATTTATCAATTAAGTTAAGAGCGCGAGATGTTACAACCTTTGTTTTACCAGACCCTGCACCTGCTAAGGCAACTAAGTTTTTAGGACCAAAATAAACAGCTTCCGCTTGCTGTTGTGTTAATGCCTCAGCTACTTTGTTTAAAGGAAACTCGATTGACGGTTCATAAACTTCCGGGCTACCAGTAGCAACCAATTCACGTTCATTAACAGACAGTGCACGGCATAACGACAGTATAGACTTTGGAGTACAACCCGATTTGCCAGATTCCCAATCAATAATCGTTCTATCACTGACTCTTATAAGTTCGCTTAACGCTTTTTGCGAAAGGTTTGCTCTTTCTCTTATTCGCTTTAATCCAGGGATTTTTTTTCCGTAATTCGCCAAAATTTATCCTCGAGAGAGTAATCAATTAATGGCTGAAACTTTGAGAGAGCCCACGAACAACCACCAAGTAAGTATGGTTATATAATCACATACAAAACAAAGCCTTAAAAGTGAAGTTTTCATGTGGTTTTGATGAGTTTTTGCCATTTTCCGAACAAATTTCACCCAAATCAATACAAATAGCATGATGAAGTTTTAAAACTTCACCACGACACGACCACCGCTGCGCCGTTAAATTGCGCGTGATAATGCAATAAAAGCAGATTAAATAACAGCGACTACAAGGCGATTAAAACCAAAGAACGGGGCGCAGCATTGGGTGGGCGGGGGATGTGGTGTGTGTTTGTGGACAAAAGAGGGATTCATTAGACACTGGGTACCCGACAACGATAGGGAGCGACAATGGTTAATGGACCACAAACACTGCAGCCCGGTGCCAAATGGGCAAAGAAAAAAATGAGATCGAAGAGGGCTGGCCGAGTGCCGGGGGCACGCGCATTGGCCGGCACGGCCAACAAAAACTGACCGCAACGAAGAATGTATCAGGCACATGAGAAAGTGACCGCATGGAAACACGTTGTTTGTGTTTTGATGCGTTAGCCAACGGCCCTGCTTTGCCCGTCTTTTTGGGCAAGGCAGATAAACAATAGCCAGCTTGCCTGGCTGCCTTACAGCACGCTTTCTGTGCGGTTGTGAAAATTTACACATAATGTCCAATAATACTTGAAGTAGCTCAGTGCCCGACAGCTTGCTGGCGAACCGGCACGTGCTATTTTGTATTATTCCACATTATGTTCAATTTGAACTAAAGGCCCCAAGCTTGGGGTTTGGGGCTGGTAATAGATCTTTAAAGCAGCCTTGCTACGGAAGACAAAGCGCAGCCGCCTGAGTGGTGATGACGTTTATGTGATGGGCTGTGTCGCGCAGCGTCACGTGTTTAGCCCATGACATGTTTTTTCGTGTTCACCGCTTAGAAGTGGCAAGTTTTGGCTGGAGTGGTTAGCAAGGCCAGCCTAATACTCGATCTCGTTTATTTCAAAAGATCTTATTTTTTTAGGGATTTCTATATCTATGCAACCTTGAATTCGTATTTCTGAGATAAAAGGAATCTTCGCTTTACCTAACCGTTTAAATTTTAAGGAAAACAAGCAGTTGCTTCTAGTCAATAAACCACTTGGGAAAGATTCATTTTGTATCAATGCTCTAATTACATGCCCTCTATCTCTGAACTGAACCACTTGATAGTTTTTCTTATTTATCAAAATTTGCTTATTAACTTCAATCAGCTCAAAGCTTGCTACAAAAAGCTCTAGGGGCTTCTTGTGTGAGCTATAGAGGTGTAGTTTTCTCACTTTTTTTATAAGCTCGTAGTCGAAGATTTGTTTCTTTCTCTTAGTCTTTTGGGGAGAAGTTAGCTGCTTTTTCTCTTTAATTTTTTCGTGATAATGCTTAATGGCCAAGCTCTTATCAATACCCTTATTTGCTAACCAACAAGCATGAACTTTCCAACCACCTTCGGAGGCTGTTCGATCAGCTAAAAAGCACCCGCCGTTACTTGAATTTTCAACAAAATATACCGGAGCTTTGCACCAAAAGCACAGAGCAGGGAATAGCTTCCCTTGCCCGCTATTCTTTCTACGGGACATTTTGAGCAATGACTCGGGATTGTTGAAACTCTTTGAGGTAGACGAAAAACTTTCACTAGGTCCAGCGCCTTGGATAATTACTTTTCTGCCGTCTCCTAATGTTCTCCAGCTACTCATGGGGGGCCAAGACTTTGTAAACTGTCGTTCGACTACACCCTAACTCTTTACTGATCGCATGCTTGTTCATACCTTGCTCGGCAAGCTCTTGAATGCGTTGGTGAAGCGTCTTATCAGGAAATCGGCCGAGATGCCTCCCTTCAGAGCGCGCGCGCTCCCTACCCTCATTGCAGCGCTGTAAGATACGTTTTCTTTCCATCTCTGCGAACGCAGATATAGTGGTGTAAATCACTCGCCCCACATCACTGTTGATGTCCAAATCGCCTAAATCATGAAAGACTAAACCGGCTTTCTTTGCTGCAAGCTGATCGGCAATTTGCAACGCATCTATGGTATTACGGGCTATGCGGTCGACCTTGGTAACGTGAATAACGTCCCCTTCCCTAGCAAAGTCCAGCAACAGGTTAAGCTGCTCTCTGTCTGAGGTTTTACCGCTTGCTTGCTCTTGATAGATTTTTTCACAACCTATCGCCTTAAGCTGTTCAATCTGAACATCGAGAGTTTGATCTTGGGTACTGACACGGGCGTAGCCAATTTTCATAAGATGAGCCTTAAAGTGAACATTAAGATAAAACCACTTTAGTGTACATGTTCACTTGTTATTTAGAAGACTAACTGGACAGTATTGAGAGTAGACGCAAGCAGTGTCCATAAAGTTACACCTTAATGGACATGCAGCTATGGGTTAGTTTCACAAGTCACGTTTCTTTTCGCTTTAAGATCATGACGGCGGATATAGTCACTAAGCGTACTAGCTGAAATGTCGAGTAGTTTAGCTATCGATGCCTGGCTTAATCCCATACGTAAGTACTCGATAATTTTGTCTCTTTGCTTATCGAGCTTGAGGTGCTTCGCGGGGCCTTTTGGCCTTCCGCCAATAATCCCAAGCTTACGTTTGGCATCTAACGCTTCTTTAGTCCGAGTAGAAATGAAAGTGCGTTCTATCTCTGCAGCCAATCCAAGAACGGTCGCGGTGATGGTTGCCTGCATAGTGCCATCAAGACGCATATTTTGCTTAGCAATGAAAACGTGGATTTTTTTAGAAGAGCACAATTCAAGTACTTCGAGCACCTGTAATGTTGAACGTGCTATTCGGCTTATCTCTGCAAAGATGATTGTGTCGCCAGCCGTGAGCTCCTGAAGCAAGCGACCCAGTTTACGTTTATGCCACTTTTTCGTGCCGGAAGCCGTATCTTCAATGAATTGAATGTCGGCGATCCCCATCTGGTTCGCGTACTCGAGAATGCCGTGCTTTTGATTTTGAGTATCTTGTGCGTCGGTGGAAACGCGCAGGTAAGCATAGGTTGTCATGAACCTTTCCTTGGTTGATTTCCTAAGACGTCATAACAAAGGTGATGTATATAAAACTTGAGATCTGTGTCACTGAAGGTAACAGATTTTTAGTGTTTTGCTTAGAACACTAAAAATCTGTTACCTGAAATTATTATTCCATAAGATCCATGCGATGGTAGAAGACCGAATCAAACTGCATGTCTGCAGGCATAGTGATAATCCCCATGCGCACGCTCTCTATTGCCAATTTATGTTGCTCAGTCAAATCACCATTCACCGGATACGATAGAACAATGTTGAATGCTTCTTTCGCCAGCTGCAACATTGGGTTGTCTGGCACTGTTTCTGCGGCAAGTTTAGCACGCTCTTGTGCTTCGCCTTTGTTATCACTTTTTTGCTTCCATTCAAATATGAACTCTAAAGCGACAATGCTCTTACCTCGATAACGTGCTTTGTAGCCATACGAGCCTGATCCTTCGTCAACAAGAAAAGCGAGTTCCTTCTTTACCTCTTCATTAGAGGAGAGCTCTTCAATCGGTTTGCGGATACAGCGCTCTAGGAAAACCTTATTATTGCCATAACTCGACTTCGTTAGGGTCCCTTTCTCATCTAATAAGCCAAACAATCCATGCAGTTGCTCAATAGACTGCTCATGCAGTTTCATTCCAGGTTTCTTAAAACGAGACAAAATACTATACAGACGCTTAGAGTGTTCTGATTTCAAGCTTCTAAAAGAGAGATGGTTAATCTGAGCATGACCCGCCGATTGTGCCAAATAAGCATCCATAAGCTCTGCGTTTGGCACCATGATCAATGCCCCTTTCTTATAAGCAACGCGGCTAAAGAGTGGCATAAAATCAAACTCTTGCTCAGCATCGTTCATTAAACCGACTTTACGGGAGGAAAGGCGCTTGGCCATTGGCTTTAATGTTGGGTATAACTGCTTTGCAGATAAGCCAAACCACTCCTTAAGTACTTCGGACTGAAAGGTGTATTCAGGCGCATAAACATGACGACCTTCTTGGTAGGCTACCCAATGATCTTCGTGCAAACGCGATAAGAACAGCGCAAATGTATCGTGTTCACGAGCAGTTAAACCAAGCTGACTGAATACAAGTGCATGACTTTTCTTAAAAAAGTCGTTCGGCAACTCTCTATAGTCTTCTGTAGTTATCAATTGGCGATGGTCTGTCATAGTAATTAGCTTCAGGTAACAAGTTTTTAGTCTTAAATAAGAGTAAGACTAAATCTCCGTAACCTCAAGAAGAAAGATCGCATTAATTAACTAAATTCCTGTTACCTTCAAAGAAATGCTAACATTGTTTGACCAATATGCCCGTGCAGGGGATAAAAACGTTTTAGACACTAAAAATATGTGACCCAAACGCTAATAAAACGATCATGTACACTAAAAATCTGTTACCTATATACTAATTAAACGATCAATCAGACTAAAAATAAGATCAATCAGACTAAAAATACGTTACCTGAAAGTAAATATATATCTGATTACAAAGGTTTTTTAGCACTCTATAGATCTTATATACCTTATAGATCATATAGAGGTTATATACTGTTATAGATACTGTGGACAATGTGAATAACCGATATTTGATACACTTCCAATCACTTATCCACATGAAAACGCTGTGATTTATTTTCGATCAGAACGGCAAACAAACATGTACCTAATGTAACAAAGATCATAGTTAACTCTTAGGTGATCGCAAAACACCGTTTAAAAGATCCCCCGTCACTTATCCGATGATATGGCTAAAAGGGAGTAAATTAGATAAATCACTAGCGAGATACGTTGTTTCTAGCCGTAATACTCACTTAATTAGGCTTCATACCTAAGTCGATGCGGATCACTTACGCCAACGACAGTAAATAATTGGGTGCAAAATATGAATGACAATTCTCTTTTCGTCCTCGACGGAGACGTTCTGCTTTTGCAGAGATAAACAAGTTATAGGTAATGATTCATTATGTTGTGGTAGAGCATGAGGATGCGATAAATCATGTAGAGTGATTTAACCAACCAACACAGTGAGTAAATGGAAGGGGGTAACGTCCCAACCAACAAATGGTGTGGCGAGCCATCAGTTATGCCCAGCCCTAACTAATACACTGACTAACTACGCGCTTGATAAAAAAACAGAATTGAAAAGCTACAACTTAAATAGGTCTTATCGATGGGATGAATTTTAGGTGGATGTTCACGTATCTGTGTGTCATTACCCAGCCCGTCATAGGACCTTTTTTGCCTAAAGAAAATACGAATTTAATGAAGGTTTTAATCGTACTAATCATCCTAGATGTCACTATCATCCATCACATCTATCGTTTACCCCTTACTTCGATCTAAATTTTTTTCTACGTGCAGAAAAACTCACTTGAGTCTCGTACGTTTTATTCGAAGTCGATCCCGCCCGCATCCTACTGACAAAATACATAATTACATGAAAAATTTGAACTGATCGCAAAGCCGCGCTTTGCGATATCTTCTAGTCAATATTTCCGTACTCTTAGAGTTCAACGCCACGGAGAGCTCATGAGATTTTTGAAACTGCGCACGGACCATAAACGGGTGAGAAAGAACGGAAGCCCGTACATAACGCCGCTGATCGTCGACTCTCCACGACGGTTTGCACCATCCAAAGATCGCAAAGAAACCACTTTCAAACGTACCCAGTGCCAACTCATAACAGGCGCACATGATTCAGGGAAAAGTCGTTGGCTCAATCGCCTCATTGAAAAGCACAATGGGATTTGGGGAAACAAATATCAACCTGTGTTGCTTGAGACGTTGTTACCCATGACCAGTTGGGTAGAAAACGAAGCCGTTGCCAAGTGGTATGAGAAGCGCCGTAAAACCACTGAAAATTCAGACCTCAAAACCGAGTGGCGCAAACTCAACTTGCAACTTAAAGCCGATGCACTTGCCGAATATTTGTTAGATACCGGTGCTCTACTGTTCGTAGACGATGCGCACAAACTGACAGGTAGAAAAGCCCAAGTCGCTCGCTCATGTTTGCTCTCGAGTAATATTTGGATCCTGACGGCCAGCGAAGAAGGACGACTGCCCCCTTCTGTCCGTCCCGTGATAGAACGCAGAAATCCGCAACGTACCAACCTGTTAACTGATGCAAGCTACGACACAACCAAAGCCCTTATTTGGTTTATTGTCGCGATGTGTGTGGTTGCGGGGGCATGGGAAGCGGGCGCTGTTGTGGGTGGGTTACAGATGCTTGGTTCTGGCCGCAGGTCAGCCCGGGCCGATTAAGAAGAATCTAATGAAAATAGCCTTTGCTTTGCTGCTATTTGGGGGAGCTTCCATGGCGAGCGCAAATGATTGGGGGATCAGCTCACCATGGAACGAACCTACTGTCTTACCACCCGAGGCTAAGCCGTTCGAGTTACCGACGTTACACGGTGATGCCCCGCACTTTAATACCCCCGTCCCTGCCCTATTGCCCGCGCCGAAGATAGACCCAGACATCATCTTTGAATCGGTACTGCATTGCTATCCAGAGAAGAGCAAATTCAAGATCGACATCGATATTGTGGCCGGTGTGCGCGCTAACATGGACGAGTACAACAATGACGATTGGCCAGAGATCTCCGAGCACTATATTGGCATCGTCGGGAAGATGCCTCTCTATTCAACCACCGAACAATCGCGTGAACGCCAGTGGGAATATCAGCGCAGAACTGGGACCGCCAGTGCGGTAGCCGCTTTTACCAAAGCACTGGCCAGCCGCAATTATGCCTATCGAACGATGGGGCTCTACTTGGCTCTCGAGGCGCGATCTCAAGCAAGAGTGAGCAAAGGAATTGCTAACGTTGATGAGCAGATCACCTTGCTCGAGAAAGTCGCCACAGCGCACCGTGATGTATTAACGCATGAGGCCACTCTGGTTGAACAGCGCCTGGCATTAGTCGCTATGTGTGAGGAGAGCCAAAGCCAGGGGATGAACACTTATCTACAAAAAATAGCCGTGTTGCCTCAGCATATCGCAAAGGCGGTGAGCGAGTGAAATGGCTCAACCACACCTGAATTGCGGGCGCCTTGTGTGCCGTGGTTTCGCCACCTCATGTCGCGGCTTGTGTTGCAGGCGCAACCGCGCCAGATTGGATGGAGTATGTATACAAACTGACGGGTAGGCCAATCAAACATCGAGGCCCCACCCATGTATTCACCCATTGGTTAATAGTCGCCCTCGCCTTCACTTTAGTTTGGGATTATCACGGTTTAGGGATGGCGTTTGCTTGGGGAGGTGTCAGCCACATACTCACCGATGCGATGACGGTTTCTGGCGTTCCCTTCTCCCCCTACAGTGACCGACGATTTCATCTATTTGGTGGCCGTTTTAGAACGGGTGACCCAGTGGAATACGCCATCTCTGCTGGCGTAGTGATTGCTTGCATTGCGCTTTCTCATATCACGGGCGGTCAAGGTTTTGCGCCGTTCTTTTACGATTGGGGTGGCATGTATGAGCAAGGCTTGATCGATGCTTTAGAGTGGAAGGCCAATCGATTTAGGTTGATTTAAGTCCGTTGGTTTCAAAAAAACAACCCCCATTGTCCCCAAACCGCTTAAAAGAAAAAAGACTTTACTATCATATGTTTGCTTTTCGGGAGGGGGGGGGGAAGGAAGACAAAACTTATGCTCCCTGAACTTGCGAACTTTTTGATGATTATTTTTGACATCATCTCTGTGTGTGCGTTTGTAATTATTCGCCAAATTTTTAGTAAGTGGCAGCAAGTGTAATGATGAGGTATTTCATTGATGGCCATGAGCCAAAATATGAGCTGAGATTTATCCTAACTATTCCCCCAACCGATTTTCGGATGATAAGAACAGAGTTTATGAGCATAAAAACGCATTTAAATTTGATGTTTAGCGAGAATTCTTTCATTTTTTAATGAAGTGTTTCGTTTAACAGACTAAGTCGGCTTTAGTGTTTTTGTGACGGCGTCACTTGGTTTTTTAATTGTAGTACCTAAAAGATAATCTCAAAACATGACGTTTTTGGATGATGTACGCTTGATGTATAAGGCTCGTATTATTGTGTGTTGACGTATTTATTCTGTTTGCTCTATATGGAGGAGGCACTCTCTTCCTAAGCGTTCAATAACTTGAAAGCAAAGAGCCAATGTTCCGTGTTCTACTTTTTCTGCCGCTTCCCCAGTGACAGTTGCAATTGCAGTCAGCTGTTGTACTTTGATTTCCACACTTTCTAAATGCTCAATTATGCCGTTATTCATCTACTCCCCCCTACCTGATTGAATTACTGTATATTTAAACAGTATTTATGTGTTTTTACTATAGCTAACGTCATAAAAAATGACTTTAGATCTAAAATTCGGCTTTTTGTATTTATATAACACGTATTTTTGGGGTTTTATTTTGCAAATAACTTTTCAGGTATTGCTGAAGGGCTGTCTCTGAGGTGGGTGATTGTTGAGTGCGTAATGGGGTAGGGCTGTAATGATCCATAAGCTACAAGGTGTCGACTTATCTTGTTGTTTCTTATTAGTTTTACTTCACCTAATCATTTTTTAGCTTGATCGTTTTTAATATTTTCAGATATAGTTTTACGCACATCTACCGGCCGTCATACTTTTTAATATTAGGAATTGATGAACAAAATGTCCCTCAGAAAAAGTCTAAATACGGTCAAATTCGATCCAAAATTTGAAGCGCTAGAAGATAAAAATCTAATCGAAACCTATTTTAATGTTCGGCTTGATGAGCATAGAGATTTTCGAATCTTACGCTCTGTCGAACGTCTAATACAAAGTCATTTCAGAGGTGAGCGCCTACCAAATTGTGAATCGATACGTTCGGACCATTATTTTAACCTCCTAAGATTTATTAGCGTTGCTATGCTTTATACTGATCAAGCTCAAAATGTAATCGTATCTAAGTCTCGGACACCTGATGGCCTATGGCATGTCGTGCCGGCAGGAAACGCATTCTTTATGAAAAAGCTAGGGATTGAACGTAGTACACTAGACGGTATCATTGCGAGCGCCAAGCGCTTAGGTTGGTATATTTCTAATATTCGATACGGCTATTATCAGTGCGGTAACGGAAAGCGTTATTACGGAAAAAATTCAGTCAAACGTGTGTTCATTGGATTGTATGATCTTCTTGGTACAGGTAAGAAGGTAAGAGAATCAATAAAAAGTGCTGTTCAATACAAACACTATCGTGATAGGAAAATCGCAGCTTCAGTTCAAAGGAAGAAGCAAGAAATCAGAACTGGGCGAGGTTTTCAAGATTATGGGTACGGGGGCGAAAACCAGCGCCGTTTTAGCCACGCCCAATCAAAGCGAACTTCCAGCTCTGCGCCGTCCTTGAAAAGTCGCTTAGACAGAGACGACTCTTTCTGTCCTCGACATGAGATAACCGAAAACGAACTCCATTGTATAGGTAGATTCCAGGCTCCCACTTCACATTAACGTCGACTACTTTCTACCACCTTAGTTGGTGGTGATTATCTGCATCCACCTCTTGCTATTGACTTTTTGGTCATTAAAAACCCTTGGAAATTTGAGACCAACAAGTCTTAAAGGCAATACCAGCTGTGGGTAAGTTGTTGAATACTTGATTTATTCAAAAATAAATCAAGCATGAAATGACAACAAGTCAAGCATCTATAATAAATACAAAAGATTAATACTTAATATATATAATAATTGCTTACCAAAGAAAGAAGGGGGGAGGTAATCACTCAAGCTGAAGACTACTTGAAGAAGAACTGGCCGATGATTCTTGTTATTGTTGAACTATTTTGACCAATCGGGTATTTATGTGAGGTAGGAAAAATGAGAGATGAAACTGTGGTCAATGTCAGTTGACCACGACTGGTAAAAATATCAGAAACTTGGCGGTGGTTAATATTTATCTTGGTTCGACATGAAGAAAAAAGGGTTAGCCATGACCTGCCCAGCCAACAACACGACCGACTATTTCACCATTATCAATGGTTTCGAATTCACTGTTAGCTGGAACAAATTTTCCACGATACTTACGTCTAAAATGGAACGTCCCCCCTGCTTTAACGATAACTAGAATATCATCATTAACAGATCTCATGGGTTCAACGATGATGAAGCAACCAATAGGATAATTGGTAGTGAAATCAGGGGATATCATCGCTGCGTCCCGTACTTTTAAAGCATAACTCTCAAATTTAGCTCCGTTTGGGTAAAAAATAGTTCCATGTTCTGCTGAATTTTCTCTTCCGATATCCGTCCAGCTACGAATACTTACATTTTTAGTGTGATAACCAAGCGTCTCTTCCATTTCCATGCGAGTGACAAACTCACCGAACGACATGTTCATTTTTTCTAAAGCCTTGATAAGTACTTGGGTTGGTAAATCACCTTCGCCCTGTTCAAACCTTCCAATGGTTGCACGACTAGCAATACCAACGAAATCCTTCTGTTTTAATTTTTTTGACTTTCGGATTGCTGCAAAAACCTGATGTGCTTCTGGCATGTTGACTCCTATTAAAATACAACGGGCACTTGTCCTTACCCTAATGAATCAGACCCTCGAGGTCATGTGTCCAACGCAGTAAAAAATGCGTTGTGTTTTTACTTTTTTCAATCTCCCAATTATAAAGCATCCGATAGTTACAAGTACTAACTTTGAGTTTTTTTGGTATAAAAGTGACAAAAAGTTTTCATAGAAGAGACTTTTAGTACTTTTTTTCCAAAGAAATTGTGTTTTATCTCTTATTTTTAGCCGTAATTAGTAAGCTATCGACAAAAGTACGCAATCGTAGGCATAAAAAATGGCCATTTTTATTTTTTGATGTTAGTGTTTTGACTCAAATTTGATGCTTTTAGGTTTTTATTGTTCCTATTTTGCTCATTTTTCAGTTTTTGTTTTTGGATAATTAACCATGTAAATAGGGTTTTGCGATAAATGAATGATGAAAAAGATTTTTTTGAGGCGACACGTATACGGATCATGGAAGCGCTTGCAACTTATCAACCGGAGATAAATTCTGATTTTTCAGAAAAGTCGATATTCAATCTTGTAAGGAATGCCAAAGAGCCCCAAAAGAAAGGTCACCATCAATCTTCGGTAATTAAGGGAACTCGAAATGCTGCCACTTCAAAGCTAAATTGTTCGGACGATGTGTTCGAGCACTTGAAGATACAACGAGTTATTAATAACTTACCAATCGATATAAACAATTGGTTGCTGTATCGATATGCTGATAGCCCATCATTAAATCATGTCCCAGCCTTACTGAACGCGCTTATGGAGCGCCTACCATTAGAAAAGTGCCGTAAACCAACGCAGAAAAAAGTGCTGTCTATTTTAGTTTTACGTCTAGTCAAGCGGGATTTTTTGGATTGCCTTCATCGTACATATTTCGAGGCGGTAGGGATTAAAAAACAAACATACTATGAGTGTTATGCAAAGCATAATGACAACATTACGCTTCTATTTGACTCTTTCGATAGGCTAGCATTGTGCGAGTTTTACGAGCGTTATATGGCTCAAAATTGTATCAATAAAGTTGCTGGTTAATTTTTTAGCTCAAATGTGAGCTTTTTTGCTTGCAATAACCTGACTGGTTGTAGTATGATTTTTCCACGGTCGAAAAACTCCTTATTTTATTCGTAAATTGACAAAACCCCTTCGCATTTGCAAAGGGGTTTTTTTATGCACGATGGTCTGTTCCTTACCAGCGTTAAAATTGATTTAGCTGATTATGTGAACGATTAAAACTTTAAAATTTCATCTCCAACAGTAGCTTAAACAGGTTTCAATTTATGTTTTCTTATAACAAAGAGACGGACGGCTTTTTGTTATTTGTCGTCGTGTTTATTGTCGCCAGGCTGGGCGTCTTTCTTAAAAAAGCAGAAAAGATTTCCCCTCAGGTGTTTATTGCAGAGCTTTTCATTGCTTTAGCGTTGGCATTTGGCTCCTGGCATCTCGGCTTGATGCAAGGTATGTCCTATAGCCAAACCGTGGTGTATGGCGTATTTGGAGCGCTTGGGCATATCCACATAATTAAATTTATCACGCAGCAAGTCTTTAAGAGAGATTTATAGCTGACTTGGAAGTTACCGTGCCTTAGTGGGTTTGTCGTCTTCCGTATTCCCTTTTTTTAATAACCCTACGAGTGTTACTAGCTTTCATTGTAGGTATTTTATCGATAACGGAGCTTAGTAAATGGTACATGGCGCTCTCTCTCCCTTGCATCTTAAAGATGCGTGTTTTCTTGTTGGCCAAGTGTTTGGTGTACCTAACCTTGGTCATTTTCTGTTTGAAATTACTCTTATTGAGTCAAAAGCGGGTCAAAAGAAAAGCCGATACGGTGGCGTATGCTCTGTATCACATTACCAGTTTAAGTTAATGCAAAATCATCACCGATTTTATGCTCATCGAAAGCAAATTTTGTCGGCGCTTGGTATGGATCTAAAAAGTATCAAGTTTGAACATTTAGCGAATAACCCGACGTTATCACTCATTGTTACAGGGGCTTGGGTCCTCGCGAATGTCTACAAAGTTCCAAACGAACGTGCAGATCGAGCGCACTTATTCTCTAAGTGGTGGCGAAGCCTCGATATTGTTGAATATATGAGATTAACCTACTTTTGCAGCGAAGCTTGTGATTGAGCTTCGTTCAACAGTTCCTGAAATAGGTGGACTCCAAACATGAATATAACGCAAGCCATTCTCAACTTAACGCATCGTGTAAGTGGCATGGAACGTCAGCTAAGGAATCTAATACGACTGGGACGTGTTAAATCTGTGGAAGGCGCAAAAGCAGTGATCGATTACGCCCCGAATTCAGCAGATGACTATGTCTCTCCTCCGATCCAATGGGTCGCTTTCGAGTCGGGGGAGGTGATTAAGTGGCGAGCTCCGAGTATTGGTGAGCAAGTGGTTGTGTTGAATTTGTCGGGTGGGGTTGATGAGGCTCATGCTATCGCGTTACCCGCAACATATTGCTCCGAATTTTTGCCTGATGATACGGACCCCAGAAAAACCAGTTTAAGTGTTTTAGATGTCTTCAAAGTGACCGCTGATTTTGATGGCAATTATTTGGTCGAAGCTAATAACTCAATCAAATTCGTGACCCCATCATTTACGGTAGAGGCGGCGGATATAATTTCCATGCAAACCAACGATTATATTCGAACCGCCAACACCTCGAAAACCAAGGGCACGCATTCACAAACCGGAGATGTCAAAGTCACAGGTTCGTTGGATGTAAGTGCACAAATTAAAACTCCTACGCTTGTGAGTTACTCTCCTGGTGCTTTCTCAATGTCAAGCAATGGCGCCGTATTGTCTGCCGCTACTATAAGCGGTGTCACTTTCAGTACTCACAAGCATATGGTGAACAAAGAAGGGGAGCCAACCGAACTCCCGTCCAATTAAGGGGGCAGTATGCAAATGGGAATAGACCCAGAAACGGGCTTGACGGTGACGGGAGCTAAGCAAGCGGCTTGTCGTTTAGCCAAAGCGATCACGACGCAAGAAGGTTCGAGAGAGAAACGCCGTAAGGTCGGTGGGCAGTATCGTATGCTCATGGGGTTAGCGAACGAACAGAACCGTATGAGAGCGATTAACCGTATTCATAGAGTTGTTACTAACCCAGCCAACGACTTAGCTGATATTGCAGATCCCGTTGTTGATGTTCGAATACATGGAGCGGGGTTTCGAATTCAGATTCATTACACGTATGAAGGAAAAAGAGAGGTGCTAGTAATATGAGTGTGACCAAAATCCCTGACATTCTGACTGTTGAGCCATTTGAAACGATGCGTGAACGTTTCATTAATGATTTTTTTTTCCCTTTTGCAGAGAAAGAAGTCGGTACAGAGGTCGCACAGTTAATGACTCGAGGCCTCCGGAGCCCAAATGAATCAGCCGCTCTGCTCCTTGATTCAATGATTTTGTTTAGGCAGCAAGAGACACGTAATGATAACCACAAATACCTGCAAAATTTTTCAGAAACCGCAACCGATTCTGAAATGATTGATTTGGTTGTGTCTCGCTTAGGTTTAACACGGCAAGTCATACAACCTGAAGATAATACGGTTTTCCCACCGGTTGCAGCAGTGATGGAATCTGATGCATCGCTCTTGCTTCGTTACAGTCTAGCGCCTTATGGTTTGGCGACGACAGGAACAAGAACGGGTTATAAATTTCATGCGATGACGTTGGGTGAACGCCCATTCATTACTGTGTATCTTGAGTCTGACAACGTCGTTGTTCAACGCTTTGAGTTTACTTCTACTAAAGAGGTGGTTCGTCCAAAAGATGCTGAGCCAAGAATGCTGAGACCAAACTCGGGTGAGGTAGAAATACGTATTCTTTCTCCTGTTGGGGATGGCACGGCTGATCAGGCGTTAAAAAAAGCAGTATTGGATTATTGTAGCCGTGCTGATATTGCTCAAGAATCTGACCATATCACTACCGCTTCCGCAGAGATAAAACCGTACACAATCGCCATTGATGTGTGGGAAGAAACAACGCCTACTCAATTGATTGATCGAGAAGGCTTAACTCAAGCCTTAAACGATTATGGTAAGAAACAGCATAAATTAGGCGGCCATGTTCAACGCTCACGCATCGATCAAATTGCTCATAACCACAACGTAAAAAAACTGAGCATCATTAGCCCTGGCAACGATGTGTTGTGCGACTGGTTTGAAGCGCCGTATTGTCAAGGGGTGGTGGTGAATGTCCGAAATCATTGATCAAGATACACTGCTGCCAGATAACCGAACCACGTTTGAACGAAGCTACGAACAAAGTACTAAAGCCTTAGTTCAAAGCGAAAACACGCTGGCTACCATCAATTCACCAACCACGATCCCACAAAACTTATTACCTTTGATGGCCTCTGAGCGTGGTGTGAATGATTGGTTTTTCAGTGATAGTGAAGCTGAGAAACGCGCCATCACCAAGGTGTCTTATGCTGTGCATCAAGCCAGTGGTACCAAGGCCGGTATTGAGATGGCGCTCGACGCTGTGGATTATCAAGCGCAAATAAAACATTGGAGGCACGTTGAAAATGGGGTGCCGTATACCGTTTATGTGACTGCTGAGAACAAGACTGAACGTAGCGTGGATCGTGACCGAGCCGAGCGTCTTATCGAACGCTTAAACCATGTAAAGTCAGAACGAGACAGTATTGACTTAACTATGGCTTATCGCGTCTCACAGTCGTTTCGTGTGACAGCGGGGAGCGCACCCAGTGTCAGTATTCAACCTTTAACGATTCAAGC